GCCACGGGGTTTCGCCAGCAAAAGCCATCGTTTCGACGAGGTGTGCCATTTGTTTATTTCTCCATATCAAAGGGTGTCTAACTAACTTGGGTAGTCTAGGTCATTTCAGAAGATCAGTCAACAGCTTTTTTAAACTTTTTTCTGTCGTAGCTCTTACGCCCTTTCTTGCAAAGGGGAACTCGCTGCCGGTATTTCCGATCAGCGAGTTGTTTAGCAAAAGGATTCTTAACCATTTGGGATCTCTCCGTTGTTGTCATTATAATATGACGGTTACGTGATAAGATCAACAGGCTTTTTTAGAATTTTGAACCAATCGTGTATTTTGCAACGAGGTTCCAGAGCTGCTTGTCTTTGAATGGAATGACTTTGATTTGGCTGAGGGGAGAGACGGGGTTTACGATCTTGTCGTTGTCGATGACGTCGATCAGTTCCCATTCGTCTAGTAGCTGGATGATTCTGTTTCTTCTCGCGACATCACTTTCAGATAGTGTCGACTCTTTTCCGTCGAGAAGGAACAGTTCCTTGAAGTGAACTATGTAGTACCTTCCTTGCTTGTGAAGTATGTGGCACGATTGATAAAGAGTGTTTTCTTTCTTTGAGGCGAGACCTATGCGCGAAAGGGTCTCACGAACTTTCAGGAAATCCTCAGCTGACTTAAGCCTGACCTCCACCAGTTGATTTACGTTGAACATGACTACCGCCTTTTATTATTCTTGTTTTTATCAGGTCAATCTGCTCCTTTGTTAGAACCTTGGTATACTCCAACGCTCTTGCGTAGCTAACCTTATAATACTCCATTATGCATTCAACGTCCGCATTCTCTTCACGTTTGATCCATTTAGAAAACCTTTTCACAGGACGCACACTATTTAGATAATAGTCATTTTGCAACTTTTTATCCAGGTCAGGTCTCTGGTTGATCTCATTTGCATAAAGGATTGTAGCTATGTCGCTCGACAGAGCCTTGTTGATAACAAATGGCACATAAAGACGTTCCGCGGCATCGGGGGTCTCCGAGCCGCGGATGAGGTCTTCTTTCGATCCGTTGATTGCCTTAACAAACTCGAACGGTGACATCAGATGAACTCCACATCAATCATACACTCTGTAAGGAATGCTGCAAGGTTGATTTCCTTGTCAGCAGCAAACGCACTCTGGTACTGATATTTGCTGATCAGCAGGACAAGCTGAGGAATCGATTGAGGCTTGACGTACTTGTAGGCCTGGTCATAGAACTTCCTAAACAGTCCAGTATCATCCCCATCCGAGTTATCGGCAACCCACTTTCGCATCTCTGCGAAGTTCTTGTTACGGACAAAGTCGACAAGAGTCTTGAAGCTGTCGTCAGAGAGGTTGATGAAGATTCCACTGTCGATCTTCCCGTTTGCCGAGTAGCGCTGGAGCTCATTAAGAACTCGACGCCAATCAGGAAAGTGCTTCTGGATCAGCTCAGCAAGGATAGCCTTATCATAGTCAACCTTCTCGGTCGAGAGGATCATCTCAGCTCGCTTCATGAACTGAACAGCGAGCTTTGGCATATCGTTCTTGGGAATCTTAAACTCCACAAGAGAGCAACGACTGTGGAGAGGCTCGATGATTCGGTTAACAAAGTTGCATGTGAGGATGAACCCACAGTTCTTCGAGTACTGCTCCATGAAGTTACGGAGAGCAGGCTGAGTCGAGTTTGCATTGAGGTAGTCAGCCTCGTCGAGGATCACATACTTGCGTCCACCAGAGAACGACACCGTTGCAGCAAACTGTTGGATCTCTGTACGGAGAGTGTCAATGTTGCCATTGAGAGATCCGTTGATGACAATGTAGTCAGCACCAATCTCTTCGAGCATTGCTCGAGCCACAGTCGTCTTACCTACGCCTGCAGATCCAGAAAGGATCAAATTGGGTATGTTCTTGTCAGCTACGAACTGCCTGAAAGTGCTTTTCAGACTTTCAGGCAGAATGCAGTCGTCGATAGTCTTCGGTCGGTACTTTTCTACCCACAAGAATTCATCGAGCAAAGGTATAACTCCTATTAACCGCTGAACGTGCTATCAGCTTCAATTGCAACATAGTAGAGGACATCTTTCGACACAAATCGAGAAAGCCCCTTGCTAGACAGGCTAACCGTATAGTCTGCAGAAATCAACTTAGTAATGTTGCCAACGTCGAAGATAAGATTGAACACCTTATCAGTCTCGCCAACCTCAATGCTGAACATGTCAGCAGTTGGATTGTCAGGATTGGTAGCTGCAATCTTGGTAGTCGTCCCATCTCCAATCACAGAGATGTTCTTGAGCTGGAGGACACCAGTAGCACGAACAAGACGATTAAGTTCTTCTTGACCAAGCATGAACTCAACGTCTGGTGTCGGGAATTGGATATCCTTGTCGCCAGGAGTAATAATCATCGATGGCTCTGCATACGTGTAGCTGACCGACTGACGGCCAGAACGAATAAACAGCTGCTTGTCACCAAACTCGAGCTCGGGATCCTTAAACAGGGAAAGGACACCAAGGAACTTTGGCAGCTCATCGATTGCGAACTGTCGAGGGAATGACTCCTCGACAGTCGCCTTGGCAAGGATTGCCTTCTGAGGATGAACAGTCTTCAGAATGTTACCAGCATTAACCAGAATCGTCGGGTTGATGTTGGAGTAGTTCTTGAGAATGTTAATCGTTTCTTCACTAAGCTTCATAATATAAACACCTTGCTTCTTGTTACGTCACACTAAACGTATATCTTACTTCTTTGCCTTCGTTCCGGCAAGTTGTGCAGGATCAGCAGTTGCGTTAGCACCAATCGATGCGAGAGCAGCGAGCTTACCGCCAAACGTATAGAAGCCAGAGTGCTGGAGATGCATCCACGGGCAGAGCCAAACCTTCTGACCCATCTTACGGACGTTCTGACAGAACAGATAGTCTTCCGACAGGTAGCGCTTCGACACAGGATCGATCTCAGCCTGGAAGTACATTCCAATCTCACGGCTGCCATCGAACTCAGCAGTACGAACGTGATCAGGCTTGTACGAGATAAGAGGATACGCCTTGGCATAGTCTTCAAACGTCTTGCGACGAATCATCATGAAGCCAGTACCAATCTCGAGCACTTCTGCAGGCTCATCGATACGGATCGACTTAGAAGCAGTACCATCTTCGATAACAGGGTTGAAGACGAAGTCACCAACAAAGTCCTCGAGGACGTTCGGGTTCTCATCAGCAACGCCCTTATCGACGGCCATCTTGATCTTTTCCCACGTGATACACTTCTTCGGGTATGCACCACCAAGGACGTCATAATCAGACTCATCAGTCTGGAGAGCGAGAAGAGCGAGAACGTCCTGAGGATTGAAACCAATGTCAGAGTCAATGAACAGGAGGTGGGTGTAACCAGAGCGAAGGAATTCATCGACGCAGTAGTTACGAGCTCGGGTGATAAGCGATTCGTTGAACAGGAAGTAAGAGCGCATTTCAATCCCATAACGAACGCATAGTGCAGTCAAGTCACACATAGAACGAGCATACTGGCCATTACACTGCCCGCCATACATTGGCGTGGCAACGAACAGCTTCTTCTTTTGCAGCTCTTCTACCTTAATCTGAATTTCCATTTTAATTCCTTACCAGTTATCCATATCAGTAAAATCTTTCCACACGCCTTCATTAATATCTGTGCGGACGAATGCTTTAACCATCGTTCCCATACCAACATACGTTGATTCGAGTGTTACATTGGGAACCCTGCCTGGTGAGTCAATACTGTCCCACCAAGCAACAATCTTCCTCAGGTCTTCGACGTTGTAGTGAACAACCTGCTTATTTGATTCGTTGTCATTCATACTTCTTGTCATGCTCCTTGCCAATCCCGTAGTCGCCGTCATACTTCTTGAGAGACTGAGACTTGAACAGAAGGAACTGGCCAATACGGCTACCCTTCTTGATACGAGCCTCACCTTCACGAACATGGAGGACGCCAGCCATTACGCCATAGTAGCCAGAGTCATACAAGCCAGAAGTAATATAGAGACCATTGCGGTTAAGGGTGCTTCGAGTGATGACCCAGCCAGCTTCATCATCGCCAATGTGGATGATGTTTTCCATGATCACCTCATAAGAGTGACCACTACGGAACGTGAAGTAGCCTTCGATATCAGGAGAGATTTCAATCTTCGTGCGATGAGTCTTAGTCTCCTTGCCATCGTTATCGGTCCCAAGAATGAACTTGGTCCGATCTTCCATAACAAACACCTTATCAAGACGCAGATCAACAGCGTTCGGCTGAACATCCTCTTCCTGAACACCAGTCAGTGTCGAGAGTGTGTCGTTGCTGTGAATATGAATCATGCCCATAATATGACTTCTCCTTAATAGCGATACTTCTCAGGAGAGGCAGCTTCCTCTTCCTGATCTAGAACATACATCATCAGAAGGATATAGTGAATAGCTTTCTGAAGGTCTGCTCGATTCTTACCATTCTTCTTCCCATAGCGCATCAGATACTTAATAGCAGTATCGCGAGCAGTGGTTTCAAGTGAACCTAGTGATTCCCAGATATCAATAGTCTGGATATCGTTCTTTCCTACGTAATGCTGAGAGTAAGTCTTCTCAACATACTCGAGGACAGCCTCGAGGTTCTTATCTTCATTCCGCAAAAAATTGGTCATTGTTAATAGCGTCCACCTGATTGTTAATAAAGCCAATGTTGTATAGGATGCGATTGAGCACCTGACCGTCTATCTTACTCAATGGATAGTTAAAGTCAACATGTGTTTCGATCTTTCCATCGACAAGACCAGTAGGACTATTGTCGTACTGCTTACCCTCAATAGCTGCCCACACAGCCGAGCTAGTATCCCATGTGTCGATGTTACTACCAAAGATAGAACACAGCTCGATCTCGTTAGGTCCATCAACCATTCCAAGGAAGTGAATCTTCTTGCCAGCTAGCTTGGCTCGGAGAAGAAGGCCGCGCTGACCAAGAATAGACATGATCTTGAATCGAGACATGTACCGCTGGAGCTTGTTTCCCTGCTCGACGTTGAATGCAATCGGGACGCCAAGGATCGAGATCCCAATATAGTCGACGAGCTTGGAGGTGATAGCCCAATCAAATGCAGAGATGTAGTCTTCGATGTCCCCAGGAGCAGACTGAGGAACGAAGAACGTCTTGTAGCCAGCACTACGGAACATAGGAGCATATTCAATTGCAGCTTCGATCGTACGCTTGCTGTGCTCACCAGGATAGTCAGGAAGGACGATATAGTCAGCTTCCACCTTTGCAGCAAGGTTGAGCAGCTTTGCAGGATCAAAGACATAGCCAGGCCCGTGTTCCTTGTAGAACTCAAAGCCAGAGTTATCCATGATGTTGACAATCTTGCGACCAGCAGCCTTAGCCTGCTCGCGAGCAAGACGGAAGTTCTCTACGTACTGGGGATCTCGCTCTACAAGGTGAGCTAGGGTAAGGAAGCAACCAGAATGGCTGGCTGCAATGGGAATAAGCTCCGTTGGGGAGATATGGCAGAACTTCATTATATACTCCAGATGTCAAATAACAAAAATCAAAAAAGAAGAAAGAGGTCGTTAGACCTCTTTCACCTTGTGGCCTGCATCATGCAGATCGTCAAGATCTGCAGATGTTACTGTATCGCCTGGCTTGACGTGAGTGACCTTTGACCCTACATGAGTCACGACACTTTGTCCACCCTTCTTGTACTGTACGTGAACAGCCATTGGGTGGAGCTTCTTTGTCTCTTCACCAAATAGCTCAACAAACTTCTTCATTGATTACTCCTGTTTCTGAAAAGTTACGGACGACCCATTCTCTCCATCTTCGGAGACGTCGACCATAATATCTCGTCCAGGGTATTTATCTTTGAGGTAGTCGATGATGTCAACACAAATCATCTCACACGACTTATAATCGAGTGCCAGGATGTTGTCGCTGTAGAGCTGCTCGAGCTCACGCTTGAACAGGATAAACTCAATATCTCGGTCATCGTGGAACACCTCAATCTCGACACGGAAGTGGAAGATGTGTCTGTGAGGATAGCCGAGGAACTGGACGTCCTTAAGCGAGGGCTCGGTAAGAGCCTGAGGGTACTTATGAATACCTTCCTTCTGGAACGTCACCCAAATTGTCTTATACATTATTTTACCTCGTGTTGTAAAAGAAGAGTTGTGTTATCGATTTGGACTTTGTCTGTTGTATTGTATGACCCCGACCAATGGAATTCTCCAGACGCAGATAGTTTAGCTTTGCTGAAAAAAGTATCATGTGGAACGAGGAATGCTCTGTTGTTGACACCATCGATTACTCGAACGTAATCAAACAACCCTCGTTTACCAACAATATTCTGAATTCTAAGCTGCTTGCTTCGTTGAAGGCTGTTGGTGTACTTGATTTCAATTAGTTTGTGTGATAAGGTGACACTATCGTGCCCAGTTTTGTTCACATACTCTTCGTTGTTAATATGTGCACTGTACTGCTCTACAATGCATGCAAGGATTGTAGAATTGCTAGTAAGGACTTGCGGATTAGAGCTAACATACGACATGATTGATTGAATGTCATAAGACATTTACATATCCTTAATGATTGCCTGCTGGCAGTTAGCAGCCTTGACGAAACTGGGACGAGTCCCAGGTGTGAAAGCGATGTACTCCTTAGAAGTATCATACACTTTTCGCATCTCGTCAACACCATACCACACTAGCCAGCCAGTGTTAGGATTGACGTGGAAGATGCGATCACACTTGACCTTGAATAACCAATCCTTATGGACAAAGAACTTACCAGTATCGTCCATGTTGTTCTTGGCATCACCAGTATAGAATCTTGCCCACTCTGGCCTCTTGAACGAAATGTCCTTGCCTTCAATCTGGTAGTCATAGTTGTCACTATGAGTGATGTAATCCCAGCCCCATGCTTCAAATACACGAGCAAGGAACTCTTCACCGAGTCGACCTTTGGTGCCCGATGCACCAAAAGCTTCATCAGTAGTCTTCGTCCATTCAGAGGTCAAACGGTCGCTCATTTGATCACCTTATCGGTAGAGTTGAGAGCAAGCTGGGCAGCCATGCTATCAAGCTTGGCAAGAGAGTTGCATGCATTGATGCTGCGCTTGAACGCACCAACGTTTTCACCAAACTTGCCTTTGTAGTGAAACTGCTCGACCATCTGAAGAAGGATTTCCTTCTTTGCAGCAACGGTGTTAGCAGCCCACACCTGCTGGCTGTACGCATCAAAGCTCTTCATCTGCATTGGTATCTCCATAAAACTTAAGCCTCCCCATTATAGGGGAGGCGTTTGTTTTTGTCAACAGATTTCTTGCTTAGTAGTGGATCTGTGTCGAGTGCTGGAGCTTGATCGAGTTGAAGAACTCTTCCTTGACAGACGGATTGTAGAACTGTCCGTGAAGGACGCTGGTCTGTGTGAGAGACGAGTGAGCAAGAACGCCACGATTCTCCATACAGCCATGAGTCGCTTCGATGTACACAGCAACGTCTTCCGACCCGGTGTACTTCATGATTTCATCAGCAACCTGACGAGTCAGCTCTTCCTGGAGAGTCCCACGACGAGCACACCAATCGACGATACGAGAGTACTTCGACAGACCGATCACCTTCGTCGAGGGAAGGAGACCAATGAAGCACAGACCCTTGACAGGCTGGTGGTGATGAGAGCAGAGGCTCTTGAACTCAGTACGAGAAACAAGAAGACCACGATAGCGAGTCTCGGTCACGTGGTTGGGAAACGCAGTAACCTTGGGTGGCTTGTCATAGCGACCAGCCATGATCTCGTTGATGTACATCTTGGCAAGACGATGCCCAGTCTCATACGAGTTGGGGTCGTTCTCACGATCAATGACGAGCGAGTCAAGCACACCTTCGAACTTCTCGGTCAGCTCTTCAATGAGCTCCTTCTTTTCGTTCTCTTCGATGTACTCAGCGATATTGTCAGAAGCATTGAAGGAGACGTTGTTCTCCTTAAGACGCTGACGGATCTTTTCCGATACGGACATATTATTAGATACCTTCATAGATTGCACTGTTCCCTGCATGTTCAAACACTTCGACACTCACGAGCTCGACGTTTGGATTGATAATCCAAAGGTTTGGCGATTCCTTACGGCGCTGAATAATCGAAGCCATCTTGTCGTAAGCCTGCTTAGCAAAAGCCTCGCATCCTACAGCAGGAACGACTCGAAGGTCAACGATCCCGTTGTTGTCAAACCCACCCTCGATCTCATCAAGCTTCTTGAATGTCTCGAGGTACGGGTCATCTTCTGCTACAAGAAAAGTGTGGTCGAACATATGCTCGGCCCATGACTTGAATTCCTTGAGCCCACCAAAGTCCATAACCCAATTACGCTCATCGAGAGTTTCTGACCGGAAGATCAGCTTGATGCCAATCGAGTAGCCATGGATCAAAGAGCAGTGGGAATGCAACGACCTCCACTGACGAAATGCACAGCTGAGCCCACGGTCATTACCATAAGTCTTAGTTGAGTAATACATAATGTTTTCCTTGTTACCTATCACGTGCCCCACGCATTCTTCCACAGCTGGACCTGGAGACGAGGCGTATATCTCCAGCCATGCTTCATACACAGATTGGCGACCCAACGTTCGTTCTGGTCATAATGCATTGTAGTGCCACCAGCGGGCATAATATACACTGGAATTCTATCCATCTGCAACGTCTTTCCATAGACATCTATGGCACGAAGTACATCTTCATAGTCCTCTTGATTACTAACGACCCACTTGAAATATGTCAGATTGCTGGTATTGAAGTAGTCATGAATAATCTCTGGCTTGATTGCATCTTCCCAAGCCTCACCCGACGATGGGAGCTTGGACGAGACGCTGAACGTAACGTCAAGAGATGGGTAATATGGATTAGTCATAAACCAATCGATTAACTCCCCACGTAGTGGTTGAGTACCATTGGTCTCAAACGTGATGTGGGTGAGATTCATATCTCGCTTGTGAAGCTCTTCGAACAGCTCGATGTAAGCTTTCTGCCAACCAAGAAGAGGCTCACCACCAGTAAGGATCAGATGCTTATCGGGCCCAAACTTTCCATCAGGAAGGATTTCCTGCATGCGGTCAACAATCTCGGTGATCTCGAGCAGTGGGCTGAGATGCTTGAAGCGAGGATCCCAAGACGCATACGAGTCACAACCAGTATGGACAAGAGGGAGATCATCATACTTCGTGTACTTGTCTGGATCAATAGCAAGACGTTCCTCTGACAACTGTCCGCGAGGCATCGAGAACCCTGCACACTTAAAGTTGCAGCCAAACACTCGAAGGAATACACTAGGAGTTCCTAGGTACTGACCCTCGCCCTGGAGGGAATAAAATAATTCTGCAACCTTAATCTTTGACATTATCACCTTCTTCTGCTTCTACAGCCTGGAGCAACATCTCGTTGATGTATGCGTTAATTCTCTGTTCTAGTTCTGGTGTGATTTCTGATTCACTAACCTTAGTCTGAGTATCCCCGTCTAGCTTGTAAATGTCAACAAGAACATGGAGATTGCCATCCTCGTCCTCGACAAGGAAGTTGTTTGGCGGGAGGGCGATGAAATAATTATCGAGCCTGAACCCACCTATCTTCTGGTTATCTTCTGTCATTTGCTATCTTCCATTTCTTCATTGCCTGGTCGCGATGGTACTTTCCTGCTCTTGTGTAGAACAACTTGCCATTGAGGTGATCGAGTTCATGTTGGAATGTCCTTGCTGAAAGGCCTCCAAACGTCTTTGTATCAATCTCGCCCGATGGCGTAAAAAATCGACTTCTAATTTCTTCTGGTCGTTTAATCTTGACAATTAGCCCCGGAAATGAAAGGCAACCTTCTTCCATCGTGGTGCTTTCCCCGCTAAATGAAACTATACGGGGATTAAAACACACAAAGTTGAAATCGAGTCCTCGCATGGCAAACACGCTGAGATTGTACCCAATCTGGTTTGCTGCAAGACCTACACCCTTGTAGTGATGCATCGTCTCGATCAGCTCTTTCGATAACTCGTATGGATCAATCTGCGGATTTGCAAAGTTAAATGGAACGGTGGGAGTCGACAGCAAAGGATCTGGATACTTTACTAACGGCTTCATACTGCTTCCTCTAGGATACCGAGAACCTCAGCAATAAGAAGTCCAAATGCAAGAACTGTTACTGCTGACCATGTTTGTCCTAAAAGGCTTAGACCAATTGATAATCCTGCAGCAGCAATTCGCACACCACTCTTAATGAAACTAATCTTTGTGTGCCATCCACGGTACTTCTGTTCAAAATCTTCTGACATTATTCTCTCCTGTTATGCTGCAATTCTAGAGAAGTTCTTGTGCTTCTCGAATCGGATGATGTGTGCGAACTTGTCGTACAGCTGGTCAACCTTGTGGCTGATGATAAACGTATTTGTGTCCTGAGTCAAGTTGCTAAGGATCTTAAGGAACTCGTCTGTTCCATTGCTATCGAGCGACCCATCAAGAACTTCGTCCATGATAAGAAGGTTCGTCGATGCACTATTGCGTAGCTTAGCAATAGCTCTCCATGTGAATAGGATTGCAAGATTAATACGCATCTTCTCACCTTCTGAGAACGATGCATAGCTAAACTCGTCACGGAATCGAGACTTGATTGTTTCATCAAAGTTCTCGTTAAGCTCAAACTGAACAAAGAAGTCCATAGCAGCCAGGTACTTGTTGATCAGCTTATTGATCACAGGGATGTACTGCTTAATAATTCGAGCCTTGATTCCGTTGTCCTTGAGGATGATTGAGGCAATATTTAGCGCTTCCTTTTCCTTAAGCAATTCGCTCTTCAACTCAACAAGCTGATCGATTAGCTGCTCGAGCTCAATCATCTTATCATCGTTCATGATGAAGTCATCGTTCTTCTGCTGAATCTCGGTGATGTCGTTTGCGAGTTTCTTGCACTGCTGGATAAGACCGTTGATGTTGTTTGATGCAGTGTACTTGCGAATGTTCAGGTCAGAAAGCTCTGCCTGAATCTTAGCAGCCTGCTCAATCTTTGTGTGTAGATTTTCAATCTCCTGACGAAGCTGTTCCATGCCTGTTGACGCTTCGTCAATCTGCTTGGCTTCGACAGTATTGCACTTGAACTGTTCGTCAATTTCCTGTTTACAAGTAGGGCAATTGTCATGGTTCTCGAGGAAGCTGATTTCATCCTTAATACGTCGGATTTTATCTGCGAGCTGTGATTCAAGGACCTGGACCTTATTATGCCTCTTAGTGATCGTATCCTTATCGCTGACAGCTTCCTTGAGGGAAATGATAGCATCGTCAAGTGCTTCAATCTCCGCTTTTTCTGTATCGATTCGCTCAGTAGCAGCCTTAAGGTCTGCTTTATACTTCTCAATTTGCTCATTGTTGTTCTTCTGCATTGCAAGGATGTGTTCGTGCTGCATCTTGATCTTTTCTGCAGTCAACTCATACTGATGTTCATTATCAACAACCTTAGTGTTGTTGGCAGTAATCTTCTCCTTGAGAAGGACGTTCATTGTTGAGAAGATCTGGATGTCAAGAAGATCTTCGATTACCTCTCGACGTGAAGCTGCTGGCAGCTGCATGAATGGAACAAACGATGCAGAACCAAGGACAACAACCTGACAGAATGACTTGTGGTTGAGCTTAAGGATTTGCTTCTCAAGAACATCCTGGTAGTCGCGGACATCTGCATCCTGGTTGAGAAGTCTATCATTCATGTAGACTTCAAACACAGTTGGCTTGAGACCACGAACGACCTTGTAGTGTGCAGTGCCAATATCAAACTCAACCTCGACTGTGAGGTTCTTTCGGTTGATTGCATTGAGCAGCTGGGGCTTATTGATCTTACGGAAAGGCTTGTTGTAGAGAACGAACGAAAGTGCATCGAGAAGAGTTGACTTCCCTGCACCATTCTCACCAACGATAAGAGTAGTGTCGTTCTTGTTTAGGTTAATCTCTGTATAGACATTACCGGTGCTGAGAAAGTTTTTCCACTTAATTGTCTTAAACAGTATCAATTTTGCAACCCACTACTAAAAATAACCATTGCTAGGATAACCAAAAATGCCAAAAAAGTCAACGGACTAAATGACTGCTTAGACCTACGAGCTCGACGAAAGCGTAAGGGCTTTGCTTTGCGAATCCGAGGCTTCTTGTTTAACGTTGTCACCTCTCGTTTTGTACCAAAGCCTGGAGCTGTTGTCGTTCGTGTCTGCCGAATAGATCCACCGGGAAGATAACTTGTTGTGATTCTAGTGCTTCCAGATTTGAACGATGAGGATACAGTTGTTCCTCGCGCGGTGTTTGTTGTAAGTGTTCCACTACCAAACTTCTGCCTTTTTGAGAAGCCACCGGATCCCTTCTTTGCCACTACAGCACCAATGCCCACACTATCATTGCAACGATGCAACAAAGTGCTATAATTTCTACACCAGTTAGTTTCATTGTTTGCCTATCTTTAGATGATGTCATGGGCTTCTATGTATAGTTGCTGAATAATTGACTCAACACGCTTGCGATCTGTGTTGATATTCATTCCCGAGATGTACTTACGGATAATTGTGATAGTATCTTCTGCTTCATTGACAATATCGTCGTCCTCTTCGAGATCGAGGTGGAAGTGATCTTCGACGACCTGGAGGTCAGCAACGTTGGCCTTTTCTAGCTTGTCGATGACGAGATCAAACCAGTAGGGGTTCGTCTTGTTCTTGACGACAACCTTGACGTAGCAGCCTGTGTACTCGCTCTGGTCTACAAGGAGGACTTCGTCAAGCTGCTTGTTGAGGTCATCATAAAAGACCTTCTTGTAGATCGTAGAGGGGTTGGGGATGAACTCAAGTTCCCGCGTCTCTGTATCTAGGATGTGGAATCCTTTTTGGTCCCCATAATCCGACCACGTATATTGGCAAGGTGTCCCAAGATAGTGGATATTGCTGTTATGGCTCTTAGTGTGGTAATGGCCAGAGCAAGCAAGATCAAATCGATCAAGAATTTTAGGATTTTCACCATGGTCGTTTACCTGTCCTCTGTACATTTCGAAACCAGAAAGCTCGAAGTGGCCCATCACAATAGGAGCCTTCGACGTTGCTAGTGCATCGTAACATGAATCCTTATTTTGCTCACTAATCCATGGAACGAAAAGAATTTCCGTTCCATCAAACCTTGCTGATTCTGGTTGCTCTGTATACACTCTGACGTTGTCATACTTGCCAACAATCAACTCACGAAGAGCATTAATCTCATTCGTGTTTTTGTAGAATGTATCGTGGTTGCCAGCAATGATGTGGAGCTTGTAATTACTCCAGAAGATAGGCTCGAGGAAGTCCTTCTTCAACCTGTTAGCAGTGACGAAGTTGATATACTTACGACGATCGACAAGATCACCAAGATGGATGATTGTATCAATCTTGCGTTCCTTGAGTGTTGGGAAGAACACTTCGTCGAGGAACTTCTTCATCGCGTTCAATTGAATAAGGGAGTCATTTCTGACTCCCCAATGCGTATCAGTGATTAAAGCAATCTTCATTAACGGTTCTCGATGAAAAATCCTGGAACAGGAATGTGGTTAAGATCCATCACACGGATGTTGACGATGTGGCCTTTTGTCTGTGTTGCAAAGCGACGAGCGAGTGACTTTGCTTCTTCGACGTCATCAATTGGATTCTCTTCGTTGTCAGGGAAGTAGTCAGAGAACAGAAGTCCATTATCCTTCCGCTCAAACGATACACGAAACCCAGGAGGCTTCAACCCAAATTCAATAATCTCTTTTGCCTTCGTCAGCTTCATCGCTTACCCTTGTCGTTAACCTGTTCAACTTTTTTCAGAATAGCATCACAATACTCACGGACAGCCTCAAGTCTCTGAATGTGTGTCAGCTTAAGCTGTGAGACTTTTGAGTTGAGGATGCTCTCACCGCTGTCAATAATTGTCTGTGGGACGAGGTGTATCTTATTCTGGTTCATAGAATTTTTCCACTCCCTTTTTCTTTGCTGTGCGCTTTGTTTGCTTCTCGGTGTTCTTTCGATCAATTGCTTCAACGAGGTTGACCATATAATCATTATCAAGGTTGACAGAGACGGTCTTGTCGTCGTCGCCAACAGCCTGCTCAGCTAGCATTCCTTCGAAATAGAAGTTCTCGAGAGTCTTTTGCTTAATGTACAGCTGCTTCTTTTCCTTCTCGATTCTACGGAGGAACGCGTAGTAGATAATTTGAGTAAAGTATGCAAACGGATTGTCATACTTCTCGGGATCAAAGTTGTGTAAGTAGCTTATGCAGTTCTCAAGCCCATCTGAGATCATTTCCTCACGAAATGGGTAATTAATGAAGTTAGGCTTAAGGCTAAGGCGAGTAGCAATGTTATAGAGACATTCACCAACATAGCGAGGAATAGGAGGGGGCTCAGCATTATTGCGCTTAGCCTCTGCAACTTCTGTTTTGTAATGGAGAAGAACCGTATAAAACTTCTTGTTGTCGACATAATGCTTTTTGGGTTTTGCTGTTGTAGTCATATAAAAATACCTGTGCGTAGTACACGTTACGCATTATATTAACACAAAAATATATTAATGTCAACAGGTTAGTGGAGGATTTTTGGCCTATCGAGCATCATATCGTGGAGGATCTCAAGGTCTTCCTCACTCTGCAGAGGCTCATTATCAATCTTATACTTTACGTTCTTTGCAGTCTCTTTGTAGATGTCAACCATCTGGTTGTAGTACTTGACGAGCATGTCATCAACATTACCTGTTGAGATGATCATGTCCTTGTTGAATGTGACGATATTGTCCTTGACGAGAGGAAGATAAGGGAGAGAGTACACAGTCTGCTCTTCCTTAAAGATCATCATTGGACACTCACATGTCATCTCGTAATCATTCTCTCTAATGACCTGAGTAATGATGGGAGGAGTATTGGAAATCGTAAGCATGATTGTCTTGGACATTAAAGCTCTACTTTGACAAGTTTGTATGTGAATTGTTCACTGTTGTAGATGTTGAGTCTTTCTGTGAAGTGCTCAAGTGTGAAGTTCAACCTAGACCTATGCTTTAGATCATCTGCGATATCGTATAGGGTCATTTGGTCTTTCCCTTCACCCAGGCGCAGTCCTCGACCTATCGACTGAAGGACGCGAACACGTGACTTAGATGGAGAACCAAGTATAACGTTATGAAGATTCCGTATGTTAACACCAGTTGAAAATGTACCGTAAGATGCAACAATGATTGCATCTGATTCCTGCTCAACAATAGCTCTGATCTGTTCACGATCCTCTCCTTCAACACCACCATGGACAAAGAACACTTTTCGTTTTGTGTCCATTTGACTTAGCATATCATATAGAACCTTGCCGTGCTTTTCAACGAACTGGAACAGAATTAATGTGTTCCCTTTAACGTTGGCTGCGAGATTCCGTATATACTTGTTTCTCTTCTCGTTACGAACTAAGAAGTCTACCTCTTGCTGATATGTGTATTTGCTTGTTAGTTTCCTAGAGTCTGAATCGTACATAAGTATTATACCGACTATTTTTAAATCGGCAACAAGATTCTGCTCCATAAGTTCAGAAGTTGTAGTCAATTGCTTGACGGGACCAAACAGACCTTCAAGTGTTATCTTGTTTGTCAACGAGCCATCAAGTGTTCCTGTGAACCCAAAACGATAACGAGTGTTCTCGAGCTTCTCCATGATTGACTTTAGTGACGTTGCCTTGAACAGATGGACCTCGTCGCCCACGACTGTGCCAAACTGAGCAAACCACGTCTTTGGCATCTTATAGATTGACTGCCACGTGCTGATGACGATTGGGCTGTCCGATTCCTTATCGACGCCTGCAGTGATGCAGTGGATGTCGAGACCCTTCCCTGCATAGTCCTCGAAATCTTTTTTCATCTGAAGAACGAGGGAAACCGTGGGGACAATGACTAGCGTCTTGTGCCCACGGCTGTTGAAGTATTTCGTGATGAGGTAGATGCTGAGAGATTTACCAGATGCTGTAGGCGACAAGAAGATGTGTCTCTCGTCTTCTACGGCAAGACGAAGTGACTCTATCTGGTACTCTCTGCACTTGTACTTTGGATTGAGCTTGAGAGACTCAACGAACTCGTTGATCTCTGTAAACTTCTTGTCGTAGACGAGCTTTGGATCTAGTTCAATGTCGTAGTTTCTACTGTTACAGAACTCACCTATCTCCTTAACAAGACCGGTGTATGTTAGACCTGTCATGCTGTTGAGCAGACGGATCTTTCCATCCCAGTACTTGTTACGGACCTGGGGCATGAACTTTGCCCCAGGTACAGTAAATGTTAGGTGTTCGGATAGTTCTTGAACAACAGAAGGCTCGGACGAGACCTTGATGAATGTTTCGTTTATCTTTGTGAGGCGAACCACATCACGCGCCAACCTTGAACTTTTCATACTCAATCGCATTCTTAATCAAATACCCTCGATTATTTATCGAGCGGATAATCGATTCAAGAATATCGACCTTCTCCTGCTGCATAGCAATTCGCAGGTTGAGCTTAATCATGTCAGTATCAGAGTCAACGTACATTGGCACATCGCTCTTAAGAACGTTGAGACGGAATGGTTCCCACCCATGTTCCTTAAGATCTTCTTCTGCAAGGATACCTCGGTAGTAGTCATTTTTGAGGTGAGCAAACTGTTTGCGCTCCTCTTCGAGCCTCTTGAGGAGCATTCGTTCCTCAGAGTACACCCTAAGGTATTTGCTGTGGAGCTTTGGAATCTTCAAGCTCTCTTCACCAAGTTCCGTACGGTCAACTTCACAATCAACAGCCCACCATTCGTGGATTTCTTCAAGTTTCATAATATAGCCTAGAAAGTTAGAGGACGTTCACCTTAAACAGTTTAAACCCAAAGTCAACAGACGCACTGATGTAATTGACGTCACCATCTGTCGCAGTAAAGTTTAGTTCTGATATACTCATTGGGAAGATATCTTCGAACTGGAACTCTGCATTTGGAGCCATAGAACTGTTGAGAATAGTGACAGTAGCATCAGATAGAGCGCTATCACCAGTATTGTTCATTGGGCCAGATAGTTGATTGAACTGATTGAATGACTCAGGATGAGTCATGTTCTGTAGCCAGTTGTAGATTTCAAGGTAGTTTTGGAAGTTCTCATCAACACGGAATGTCACACGAAGGTTGCCATACTCGAGCTTGTTGCCGTAGATAGGGAAGTTCTTGTGTGGTGTTGGGATATTGATTCCAGAAATTGACACAGATGGGATATTAACATCTGTGCAGAAAAAGACAACGTTTGGCATGCGCTTGATAACAAAGCGAAAGCCAAACGGAGAAAGGAAATTGATATTGTCTGGTTGGTTTAATACGGCTGCCATGATTTACTCCAGGTTGCTGTATATTTATCCAACAGATTGTTTAACTGGCAAGCTGTTCCAGCACGTTGGTTTTAAGTTTATATTTAAATGCTAAGCTTTCAAGACAGTTTAACCACATACGAGGATCACTATAGTCATGAATAGTTTGCAGTTCGCTTAGAATAGACATATGCGGTTTAAGAAACATGAGAGCATCATATCGCTCAAGAATCGACTCGACAGGAGAAAATTCCATCCTGTCATCATATGACTCATCTGGAATCAGTACGCCAACAGCGCACATCTTTCCGCCATCGCCGCGATACATGCACTTATTATATTCATTCACAGAACGTTCCTTCTGTGTAAGAAGATGGGTTGCAACAGTATCAAAAACTTCTTGAATATTCATTCGGGCAATCCTAGATCCAGTTTGCGAAGGGTATTCTTATACTCAAAAGCCTGCTCAATAGTGTAAAACTCTTTACAAGTAGGATGCCAGAAGAACCCAAATGCCTGACGAAACTTAACGGTGTACATAAGCATCCCACATCGCTTGATAGTAACAACTTTGAACATTGTCATTCAGTCACCTTTTTGGTAAGTAGTTCGATAGGCTGAGGAGTGTATTGCTGGACCTCAACGCAACAATTAACATAGCGAGGATCCTGGATAAGCCCTCGATGCTCGCCATTGTGGACGTGGCCATGAAGGTTAAGGCTGCGCTTGTGCAGTGACGACTCGTGGACAGGAACATGAGTAAGCAAGCAGTCGTACTCCTTAAACTCACGCCACAGGCCAATCTTCTTGAACACCTTATGAAGCTTCTGGTCACGGCCATTGTCGTGGTTTCCGAGGAGCAGACGCTTCTTGCCGTTCAAGCGGTCGAGGTGCTTCCACCCATCACCAAAGTACACATCTCCTAGATGATATACATGATCGGAAGGAGAGACAACACTGTTCCACCTCTCAACGAGGTGCTCATCCATTTCCTCAACAGAAGAGAATGGGCGCACAGGAGAACCATCCTCACGCAGGAACGTAAGGATGTTCTTATGACCAAAGTGTGTATCTGAGACAACAAAGATTGTCACACCGTAACCTTTTCTACCTTCTCCTCGACCTTGACAAGCTCAAGAGCCATAGGAGCAACATACTTATCCCATTCAGCAAATGGCTTATTAGGATCCTCGATTGCAAAGAAAATCAGAGGCTGAAATGTGTCAGCCGAGATCGTCTTGGTGATTGTAACGACTTTCTTGTCACCGATCAACGCATGGATGTTGGCAGCTTCTTTGTCGTCTTGAATGTAGTGGAACGGGAATTCCATAACATAGGTTGTAGACATTGGGCGATTGATTATTTTCATTTAATGGTCTCCAAGCGATAGAGGGATTAATAGTCGCATAAACTCTGTGTAAGGAATATCAGCAGTAAAAGTGGTACCATGAAGTAAGGAGATTGTCACTACTTTTCTTTTACCATCATTTCTGTCTATGAATAGGTCAGGTTGAATGGAACTGATATGCTCGATATTAATAGTAATCACATCACCCCATGGCTTCTTCAGTTCAAGAAAACGTGCCATTACTTTACCTCTAATACCACAGCAATATCATTGAGAAAATCCTTTTCACTCAAAGTACCATTTAGATAACCATCAATCAAAACAAACAGCATGGTCAGTTCTAGTTTTTCTTTTCCCAGTGGCATTTTATTAATAATTTCATTTAGTGCTTCGTTCTTAAACATTACTCTTCCTTCCGTTCAACATATTCAACATTAGGAATATATGGAAAAGTAATGTCTACACGACTACCACGACCCGTGAAGTATGACTTGTGTTCCTTTCCTGTTTCAGGATCAGTATAGGTTTCCCAAAACACACGTCCTTGAGCATCATATGCTGAACCATCAGAACGCATGAATACATGCGGACAACGCTTGTTCTGAAACGCCATGTCAGATCCACCCATGCTTTCGTCAATGCTGTTCCATTCATCATCTGCACCCGTCAAAGGTGACAATGGCTTATAGTCAAGCACTTTCTGTAAAATACCAATAGCATAGGCAGCAGATGAGCCTGAATGCCCTTCATCAGCAAACATCTCGACCATCTTAAGAATATGCTCACGCATAGCAATATTCATCTCATCAGTAGACTCTGCAGTCATACCAATAAGATCAAGTTCACGCTTCGCAAAATCAACTAGATTACTCATCACTTCCTCTTATATCGTTTAAGAACACGACCATCTGCTAGCGGAGGATTGTCTCGAATATACTCATGCCCCGAAAGGAACTTATCATAATCCTCCTGAGTACGAATCCGATTAATACTCCATTCTACATTTTCTTTTGGTTTCTCAACAAACACAAAAATCTCTTCAAAGTCACTCATTCTTTATTCTCCTTGTACCATTCTTTTGCCCGTCGAAAGGTATCTTCAATAAGAAGATCGTCATGCTCGGTTCTGTGGTTCTCATCCACACAAGCCAGATCAAAAGCGATCTCGGTGAAGGAATCATTCTCACGACGAAGTTTGTTGATCTCTTCGGTCTGCCTTTCGTTGATGCCACTCACTATCTTATGTGCATCCTTGAACATTTGATTTTCAATACGCAGCCGCTCAATCGCATCAGCGGCAGCATAACAATCTTCTTCGCTGTGCTGCCACTTGTCACGTAATCTATGGGCAAGTTCATCCAACTGTTTTTCGATGTCACTCATGCTTTGTCCAATACTTTGTAAATCTTATTGGCCCTTGTATATAACCCATTTACTTCGAAGCCATCGGCAGCAGCTTCTAGTGCGGCTAGAAGCTTTTCGATCTTTGCTTCTAACTCTTCGCGTTCCTGACCCCATCTGATCTGGGCGCAGGGTGTACCGTTGATATGATCAGACAGTTTCGCATTCAGATTGCGGCGGAGCTTTTTGATCTCTTTTACCTGATCATTCACAACAACGGATAGATCAAGTACCCCCTTCTCAAGGGTTCTGATCTGACTATCCTTAGCTTCAATGAGCTTAACGATCCCAAGACAGTTCTCGGCATTGTAGACATTAGACCAGTAAGCCTTATCTTCGCCGTGTGTTGGTCGCTTCTCAAAGTAACGTGATGCTTCTTCCAGAAACTCGATTGCCGCTTTGCTGTCTTTAACTTTCATCGCTTCATCCCAAAATGCGACTTGATATTATGATACGCATCATAGATAGCGCCACTCTCCACAGGGTTAACTGTGAGCATGGTCCGATTATACCGCTCATCATTCATAATGTCAAGGCACTCCTGTACGATCAACTCAGCAAACTTCTCAAGACCATCGACTGGACATTGCCATCCGGTTTGAAATTCATAATACACGGGTTTGAAACCAGCCTGTTTGGCAATTTCTTCAATACGCTTGTTCATTTTATTCAATCCCAAAGTGTTCTTTAATCAATCTAATTGCCTTATCTCGACTGATCATATCGCGCAATATAGGATTTAACGCCATTTCGCATTCCTGTACGATCAACTCAGCAAACTTCTCAAGCCCGACAAGAGGATCATTGATACCCCCCTCTTTAGTCACTGCAATAAGAGTTACATTATCATGAAGCCGTGAGAGGCCCGCTTCAAGTCGCAAATCATTGATAAGTTCTTTATTCATCTTCTTCCAAAAGCTCCATTGTCACTCGCCGCACCCGATACCCCCGGTCATGCGCTCTCTGAATCTTAATACTGCGGTCAGGATCATTAGGATTAGCCCCTCCTAGCCACCTTGACCACGCTTCTGAAGACGTGAGACCAAAACTAGGATACGCCATATAAAGTTTAGGATCATATGGAGACAATATGACAAACCCAGTTATCTTCAATCAATCCTCCCACTCCGCCGCTGTCTTCACTAAAGCAAGGATCAGAGCAAACACACAGAACACAAAGAACAATAGCGAATATACACCACCAATAAACTGTGCAATGAGAAACGTGATCCAAATTACCAATGTCATGGTTGTTACGACACCAGCCGAAACCGCAATCATGGGAACCAGGTTTTTCAGATATACATTCAAAAACTTATTCATCACTTCACCTCAACAACGCTATTGGGTTTAACACAGTAGTATGAAATGTATACATTGCCACTTTCGATGCACTTACGGCGATATTCCGCGCTCTCCAATGATCCTATAATCAAAGCGGTAATAAACCCTGCAAACAACAATGCAGCCGAAAAACCAACAAACAAAGTCAAAAACTTATACATCACTTCACCTCAAACCATCTTTACTGCAGTAACAATAACGTTAATGATAAGGGTAAAGAGCACAAGGAATGCAACAACTGCTCCTACCACAGTCCCAAACAGCATACCAATAAGTTTGCCGATGACAATGCACCCAAAGATCGCGGTGAAGGCGAGGGCAACAAGGTAGAATGTTACACCAAGGTTCTTGGCATATGCAAGAAGAAACTTCTTCATATTAGCTCCAGACGGAAAACAGAAGGAGGAGCGCGAACGCTCCTGTAAGAATACTCTCTATGATCATAATTACGCTGCCTTTTGACGAGAAGGGAAAATCTCGCTCAGCGTACGACCGTAGTAATCCTCCACAGTCGCTACCCACCAGGCTTCGTTAGCCTCCTTCAGGATCTGCAGCGGAGCCTTACCGTACTCCATCGCTGCAAAGTAGCTCTCGACGTCATGGTTCTTGATCAGTTCCTTGAGGAAGATGGCCTTGGTGAACGGACCCTTGTGCTTAAACCGAGCGATAAACTTGCGGTCCGGCCCGTAGGTGAGGTAGCCACCAAAGTAGTTGAACGAGGTCTTGTCAAACTTGGTCATGTCTGTGTTCCTGTTTCTCAATCTATAACTTATCTTACGGTTGACCCGATCCAAGGTCAACAGCTATTTTGGAAAAAGATTAGGCTGCAGCTTTGGCAGCAGCCTTCTTCTTCGCCTCAGAGAGAAGCTGACGCCAGTAGATGGCAATCCGCATCCCCTGCTTCCCCTCAACTCGCCAGTAGGCGATCTGCTTCGGGGTCAGGTAGCCCTTCCGCTGGTAGAACTTCGCCATGTTTGTCCCAACACGGGCGTGGCAGGGACGGAAGCCACGATCATTACGAGTCGTCGTAGCTTCGATCTGCTGCTCTTCGGTCGTCTGACGCTCGTTGAGGACGAGCAGAGCACGGATGACAGCCTTGTCGTTCGTGCGGAGGAGGTTAACGATATCGGTACCGGTCAGTTCCATTTGATTCCTCATTTCTCAACCTATGCCTTATCCTACGATTATCCCGTTCTAAGGTCAACACGCTTTTGTAAGAAAATCACCGGTTGCCTTTTAAATTGTTTTCCAATAGAATCAGGACAGATCAGAGAGGAATTACCAATGGCTGTTGTTGTTTGCAAGAATCCCCAGTCGCGCAAAGGCTTTGTCCCTGCACCAAAGACTATCGCTTACAGCGGCGAGTTTGTTGCTGTCCCTGCATGGGTCGATTATCCTGCTGTTGCTCTTACGACTGGTGAACGGAAGTTCAAGTTCCGTATCATTCCAAAGGATGTGATCATCTCGATCGATGGCAATGCTCACGTTGAGGAGATTAAAACTCCGCGTTCTCAGACATTTACTGTTGCCGGATCCAAAGGCAATGTGTATACTGTTTCTGTAGAAGGAAAGAATAAGACCTGTACGTGTCCTGCTTTCCAGTTCCGTAGGTCTTGTAAGCATATCGCTCAGATTGGTCAGTGAGGTTGAATATGGCATCTCTCGAGAGTTTCTTTGATGATGCACCTGTGTGGGGGACTTCCATTGAGGTAGAGCGGAGGAATCGGATTAAGATTGCTGTTGCTGCGTATGCGTATGAGATTGCAGACAGCTCGATCATCTCTGATGGGGAGTATGACTCTCTTGCATTGAAAATCAACCCCAAGATGGCAACGATCGAGACTTATATGGATAAGAAGGCAAAGGCTAGATACAACAAGCTTGACAAGTTTTTCAGTGAGGTATTCTCACCAGACACAGGTCAGTGGATTTACAAGCATCCTGAACTTGACCTCGTTCGTCAGACATATGAAAGGTACTACAGGAAATGAAGGTTAACACGGAGTCGACATTCCTCTTCGATGGAGTGATCAAGAAGCTCGAGGACATGTACAAGGCAAAGTATGTGTTCGAGTCGTGCTTGAAGGACAGCAAGGGGAATTATATCAACAATCCTGCAGCTATCTTCTACACAGAGGAACCTCATCCAAGGGGATCCCACTACTTTGCTGTATATCAGGACTTTCCTGGCAATCTGGTGATCTCAAATGGTATTTCTGCCACGGAAGGTGAGTACAATGGAGTCGTTGTCGATGATGAGGTCTACTACAGCCGTTTTCGCCACGATTACCGAGAAGTTGGCAACATCGCGATCGATGGTGGTCGAGATTATCTGCGACTGATTGGAGATGGAATCGAAAGCCTCAAGCAAGTCAGGTTCTACGTCCTAAGGGATCAGCTAGTCATTATAGAATAAAAAAAGGGGGGCGTGAGCCCCCCTAAGTTCGTCCGGTTGACCCGGCTTCTTATTACATAAGGTTGGTAACAAGAACTCTGCGGTAGTAAGCGTTGGTGTCTTCTGTGATTGAACCATCGCTGACGTTTGGAGTACCCTGAACAGAACGTGCAAATGGGTTTGCAACCATTCCGTAACGAGTCTTGAAGCCAATCTTTGGCTGGAATGTATCCTGACCAACTGCACGAACCATCTGGAGAGGAACGTATGGGCAGTAGAAGATACCAGCGTCGAAGGCATTCGAGCCCTTGTAACCAACTGTCAGGTAGTTGCCAGTTGTGTATGGGTCGATGTAGACACGGTAACGACCATTGAGGATACCAGCGAATGTATTGCCTGTATCATCAACCTGGAGGTTGTTGCTGTTTAGAGCAGGTGCGTAGTCAAGGACACCAGCCATCTGTAGAGCAGAAGCTACGTCTGACGAACAGATAACGATGTTACCCTTGCCACGACGTGTGTCCTTGGCAATCTTGTTAGCTTCACGTTCAATCTGGAACATTAGGCCCTTGAACTTTTCAACTGACCAACGACCGTTTGAGTCGGTGTCAAGATCGAAGATACCTGCTGTTGTTGTGCCTGTTGCAGCACCACGAACAGCGGAGATGTTGATTGTACGAACAACTTCACGGTTGATTTCTGCGAGGATTTCAGCCTGAAGGATGTTTGCAAGCTCTGACTCAGCGTCAAGACCATGAATTGCCTTCAGGTCCTGTGCGAGTTCCATTGTGTATTCAGCCTTGAGGGCGCGTGACTTTGCAGTTACGGAAACCTTATCGATGCTGAATGCCATTTCTGGGAACGTTGTACCAGCACCAAGATCTTCCGAAGTCGATGTTGGCATACCGCCAGAGAAGTTGTATGTGCTTGAATTAGCAAGCAGAGTTGTCTGTGCAGTTGTACCTGGAACAGTACCAACGTTCTTGTTACCAATTGTGTTGGCGTTCGAAGGAACCGATGCAAAGCCAGTGTCGGCTTCATCATACAGAGCTTCGCCGTTCTTTGTTGTCGAGTTAGCATACTGAGCACGCATAGCGAAGATCAGGCCTGTTGGGCCAGTCATTGGCTGAACGCCGCAGATGTCGTATGCGATCATGTTTGGCATAGCACGACGGATGAGAGAGATCAGGATTGGGTCGTAACCAGCAACGCCTGTGCCACCTGAACCACCGTAACCGCCTGTACCAACTGAGTTGACTGGGGCAGTTTCAAATAGAGACTGTGGGTTGAACATTGCCTGTTCCTTGATAGCCTTTTCAGTATTTTCAAGGACAACAGCAGTTACGTTACGGCGATGTGAATCGCTAATCTTTGCAAGATCTGGATGCTCGAGAACGGGCTTCCACTTTGCAACTAGTTCTTCGTTAATAAGGTTCATTTTTACATTCTCCTTTAGAGTTTTTGTATAGTTATTTAGGTAAACTTATTTTTTGAAAGTTCTTGTTAGGGATTCGACGTAGACCTGCATATCTGGTTCAAGACGAGGAGCGTTCTGTGTTGGTTCCTCTTCAACACTCTCGCTCAGCAGCTGATCAGGAGTGCTTCTAACTTCGCCCTTACCATTAAAGTAGGTTTCCTTAATGATTGCAGCCTTCTTCGTGAATTCCTCGACGTCTGAGAAATCAATAGCTTCTGTCAGCTTGACAAACTTTTCCTTCTGGACGTCTGATAGGCTTTCTGTCATTGAATCAACAACTTCAGCAATCTCGTTTGCGTTAACTTCAACAGCAAGCGATTCAATCACTTCAACAGATTCTGAAAGAGCAGCTTCAAGTTCTTCAACGCGTGCAGCTAGAGATTCGACGATGTCTGCATTTTCTTCGTTGATGTTGACATTGTGTGATGTGTAGAGATCATGTAGACCATTCAGGAACGATTCAGCAAGTTCATTGCGAATGCCACTTTCGAGAGCTAGCTTGTTCTCATTCATCCATTCTGCAACAGCAACGTTTAGGTAGCTGTCAATGCTTTCAACCATGCCTTCAGCAACAGCAGTGACTTCTTCTTCAAGCTGAGCTTCGTAAGCTTCTTCGAGCTTTGCTCTTTCAAGCTCAACGCGAGTTGTGACGGCAGCTTCGAATAGAGCTTCGGTCTTTAGACGGAAGTCTTCGGAGAGATCATCTGAGCCACCAAATAGGAGAGCGAGGTCTTCCTTGACAGAAGCCATTGGCTCTGCAGGAGCGCCAGACGACTTGATCGATGCCTTATTCTTTGCTGAGTTGTCACCAGTTGCCTGCTGTGTCGAAGCATAAACTTCATCTGGAGATGTAGTTAGAGTTTCAACAGCCTGAGCAAGTGATTCCTTGTCGAGCTTTGATGCATATGCGACCATCTTTGCAAGTAGGTCGGAACGTGATACAGTTGCGTTACCAGCAATCGTAGCCTGATTAGCAGCAGAGTTATCTGCAGCCTCATCTACCTGCTGTGTAACTTCGAGATCAGTTTCGATCTCGTTATTTTCGATATCTGACATTTTTAAAGTCTCCTTAGTACGTACTTGATATATTTATATTATTAGAGATTTGAAAGGAAATGCTGGAAAACTCTTAGCTTTGCTTCTTCTAGGTTAGACTTAGGAGCTGCCTTGATTGTCTTCTTGTACGATTCAACCTGCTGTGGCTTAATAACACCACTGTCCCAAACCCACTCAACGCCTTCCATGACACCATTAACAAAAGCATCAGGGGCGGAAGGATCTGCAACAATATCTGCAGCAGTAGCAAGGTAGAAGTCATCCTGGACTTCCATGATGCCATTCACTTCTTTCAGAGAACCCATACCACGTGTGGAAACACCAAGCTGGACGCCACCATCAATCAGGTTACGTGCAATTGTTCCCATTGGAGTCTCAAGGATTTTTGCCTTACCAATGAAGTCATTGCCATCCTGCTTCAGTTCGGTAATCTTTATAGCAACACGGTCGAGATTGATCGATGGGCCATCTGGATGGCCCAGTTCACCCATTGCACGACCCTTGTCGATGAACTGCTCTGTGTAGCGCTTGACTTCACGTTCCATAACTTCGCGCACATACTTGCGGCCGTTGCGGTTCTTCTGTTCTGTCTGGATGAATGGTCCAGTGATGTATAGACTTTTCTTGCCCTCGACCCCTTCGCCGAGAACAACTTTGATGTCTTCAATTTGTTCGGTGATCAGCTTCATTTGTTGTTAGTTCCTGTAAGCGATTGGGACGGCTACCATGTTTGCCCCTGTAAGTGTATCTGTTGGTCCCTTTTCAACAATAATAGACTCACCGGTAGCAAGGGTGACGTTTGCATATACTGTAGCATTAGCATAAGCAAGGGTAAGGACGCCAGAGCTCGAGCAATAGACCCGAGCTAATGGCTTGTTGCTAACCGTGTTAGCTGTTCCAATTGCAATTTGTGTGCCTAAAAACTTATAGACTGCCATGATTACTCTAGCCCCTGCTCTTTAGCGAAGTTCAACAGCTTCTCTGGACCATCTTCTGCGTCAAGAACGTCGTAGAACTTCACTTTGTTATCTTCATTCAAGCTGTGATATAGAGTATTTAGCAAAACATTTTCAGCTACCGAGAACTTGCCTACATGTACCTGATCTTCACCACCAACAGGCTTGTTTCCCTGTGTTGGAGGAAGAGTCTTTAAGTTCTTAGGATCAGCCTGAGGTTCCTTCTTTAGTTTGTTCAGACTGTCCTGCTGCATGTTGACACCAACAGATTCAACTGCTGTTGTCCCACTAGCGTTTGTGATATCGATCTGCTGACGAGGCATTCTACGCTTAACTAACTTAACACGACCATCTGGACCAATCTTAACAAAGGTCTTGATTTCGCCACGATCTGATGCTGTCGTGCTGACGTCGGCATCTTCACGAACTGAGTTGACATACCCAGCAGTTGTTCTGCCACCTATCATACGGACATTACCCAGCTTCTGCTGAGCTGCCTTTTGAGTAGCAAGCTGACCTGCTGCTTTCAACGCTGCAGAAGCAGTATCGATACCAGTCTGACCTGTTGGTCTATATGTCTGAGAACTGAAAGGATCCCCGCCACGCTGTCCTCCAAATGGTGTGGAAGGCTTGAGTGGCTTATCAATACCAGGAGTCTGTGATGTTAACTTTGGAGGAGCTGCTGGCAAGCTACCAATTGGTGAAGAGGGCTTTCCTGCTACCATTGATGTAGGCTGTCCCTTTGGCATTCCACTTGCTGGACCCTCAGGACGAACTGCATTTGTTGGTTCCTTTGGTGTACCGAGAGTAGAACCAAGTGCCTGACGTGATGAAGGACCAGCAGGAGTGTTAGGCTTCATTGCTGCTGGTGTTGGAGCTGCACCAGGAACATTGACATTCTGACCAATACTGATCTTGTTGATATCTTTGATCTGTGGATTAGCTTTGACGATGTCAGCAAGAGACTTACCATACTGCTTTGCAATACCAGAAAGTGTCTGACCGGATGCTACGCTGTGCGAGACGTCAGACATTGGAGCTTCGTTGATAGCTTCTTCTTTTGCAAGAGCTCTAGATAGACCTTTGCGTCTATTAGCTTCCTTACGCTTCCAGAACTCATGATCCTTGGATCCTGGCTCCGTCATTCTCTTAGCATAGTTAGCCATTGAGAATTCACCAGTAGCTCTTTGAGCGTACTGATCCTTCTTCTCCTGGGAGATTTCATCAATCTGCTCAGCTTCCTCACCAAGTGTCTTGACTAGCTTTCCACCAACATAAAGATTGTGACGGATGTTCTTGCCTGGGTTGTTATCAACTCTGGCCTTGTGCTTGCGGATAGCTTCTTCTTCGCTTGCATGGGATGATGTAGCATCGGCCATCTGGTTCTCATCGCCATTCTTCTTTAGTGCAACGAGCTTTACTTCCTTGCCTTGCTCTGACCTCCATTTTGAGATGTCTGAACCTGCATTCTTCCAACCCTTTACGGCTTCATCTACAGACTCTGTCTTCATATAATCAGCTGCAGTCTGGATGTAGTCCTGCGCAAGAGTGATCTTGGACTGGACCCACTCTGGAAGATCTGTTTCTGGCTTCATCATATCCAGAAGATCTGTCGAGTTGCTTATGATAGACTTGAGCTGCGACACTGCCATATCACCCTCATATCCATACTCTCTTGGATCTTTAGCTTCTTTAGTAACTTTAGCAGTTCCTACCTTTTGATCCTTAGGCTCAATCATAGGCTCAGAATCCCAGTACTTCTTTGACTGTGCTGCCATTTGAGCCTTGAGACTGCCAGCCTTAGGCTTCTTTGCGCCATAAGAGAATGCACCAGCCTCATCTAGCTCTGTCTCTTCCTTGCGAGTGCTTGCAAGTGCCTTCATCGCAGCCAGTTTCTTGTCTCTTGCTGCTTTGACTAAATCACTTCCAGTCATTGGCTTTATGTACTGGCCATCTTTTGTTCTATAGCCACCAGTGACAACCTTTTCCTCTCTCCACATCTTGCCGCCAAGCTTGATCTTAGGTTCTGCCTTTGGAGCAGCCTCACCTTTGATTGCACTCATGAACGAATCATGAGACTTGGCAAGGCGAGCTTCAAACTCACCCTTTGGAATTGGCTTCATTGTCTGGTGCATTGTTAGTGCACGGGAGGCATGAGCAACAGGAATGTTATGAGTAGAGCCATCGTTGAACGTTACGGGCTTTTGGCCACGTAACGATTCAACCTTGCGGAGCTGCATTATGATGTGCTCCGGACGATTCTCTTCTGCCTTCTTTGCTTTTGCAGCTTCGAGGATAGCTCTGATGTCCATATTACTTGTCCTCTGCCTTCTTCTTAGCCTTTAGGAGTGGAAAGTCTTCGGCATCGATGCGACCGTTGTTATTAGCATCAATCTCATGCTGTCTACCAATCAGCTTCTTTGCAGCCTCAGCAACTTCCTTAGCACGAGCAGTAGCAATAGCCATCTTCTTGCTCATTGGCATGTTAGGATTACTCTTTGCAATGCCCTTGGCAATACGTTCACGAGCTCTCTTCTCGTTTGGAGTAAGAGTCTTCTCGATGACAGCTTCTTCTTTGACTGCAGGACACTTACCGCCCTGTGAGGGAGGAACGTGAGTTGTTCCACAACGACCACAATATGTAGCCTTTGCTTCTTCTACCTGCTCAACCTCTTCACCTCTTAGTCTCCTATCGAGGATCTTAGAAGCCTTAGCAATAGCTGCATAACGCTTGTCCTTCTTTGCAATAGACATGCCACGGTGGCCACGAGCATCTGATGCACTACCAAGATAATCGGCTAGTCTCTTCTTGCCACGAGGTGTGTCAGCAATCTCATCAACCTGTTCAGCTTCTTCAATATCAACACCTTCACCAATTACGTAATTGGCTTGCTTGTCCATTGATAGGCTAGAGATCTTGTGGTTTGGGAAGCGACCTTCAGTTCCATCTTGCCACTTGATATGGACTCCAGGCTGACCCTGAACGGTGTCCTTAGCGTGGACCTTACCGTAAGTCATGTTTCCCTTCTTATCCTTGTAAGCAATCTTTGCTCCTGGCTCAATCGCAAATGCTTCATCAACCTGTTCGACACTTTCTTTCATACTAGCCTGGTGCTTCTTTACGGCAGCCAGGATCTTATCAGGATCCGACTTAAGATCATAAGCTACTGAATCAATGTGCTTACGAGATACGTTCTTGCCATATCTGTCGACAAGGTGCGCTGCGATCTTGTCATGTCTTTCTGGGGTGTCAAGTTCGACTGCCTCTTTTTTGATCTGGACTCTCTGGCCCTTGGAGTTCATTCTCCAACCCTTCTTCCAGTCTTCCTTGGAAATACCCTTATCTCCATGCATCTCGTGGTGGGCATACCAGCCATCATCTTCTTCAGAGATAGCTTTTTCTTTAATACCATAAAGCTTTTTACCAGCAAGTTTAATTAGTTTGTCACGACGACCAACTTCTTCTTCGCCAGTTTCTTTACGTTCACGAGCTTTTCTTAAAGCACGGCTCACAAGTTCATTAGAGAGTTCATCAACCTGCTCGACGTCTTCTTTAGCCAAGGCTGTTTGTGTTGAACTTTTTATTTCGTGCCATGTCTTCTTAGGAACAACCTTAAGATCTCTTTCTTTCTGGTACTTTACATAATCACTATATGTATTGTGAGCCCATGCCAGCTTCTTTGGTTCAATAGCTTCCTTGTGCAGCTTAATCTCAGTCCTGTCCAGCTGGACTGAGTTTGATCTGCCTGTTTCTGGATTGTAATTGTAGTCCACAGTGTACTTCTTGGAAGCAGTCTTATGTGCACCTGGACGGATCTCTCCTACAGTACCAACCTTTCCGTGGATATCAGAATGCTTAGGAGAATGAATACGTACCTTGGAACCTATCTTGATGGCTTCGTCTAGTTCAACTTCTTCCTTGACCTTGAGGTTCTTATCATATGCAGACTTCGATTCGTCTTCCGACTTACCAATTTCATAAGATGCAGTCTTTGGATCCATGCGACGTGGACCACCCTGGAACAGGAAATCCTGATCAGTGACACCCGGAACAAGGTTCTGGTGTGGAACAGGCTTGTGAAGGTCTACAAAGTTCTTCTCACCCTGCGAAAGGGGAGCCTGAACTTCCATTAGTGTTTCTTTAAACGTCTTCATCGGTTGGGTCCTCTGCTGAATCTGAAAGCTGATCGTCTGTTGTATATTCGTCAGAAGGCTGTTCTTCCCCACCAGTTGTTGCACTAAACATGCTTGCTGCAACATCGTTGCGCATCAAGTTGACTGCATCAACTGCCTTGTTCATCAGTGCATCATCGACAGCACTCTTGAACGACTCACGATCACCAGTAGTAGCGTATAACAAAATATCCTGTACAGAATCCATAATAAAAGCCTCCAAAAATCTAATTGTTTATATTTATAATCTTAGTTCTGAGCACCAGTGCCAGGGATATTTGGCTTCTTCTTTACGACCTGTTGAGGTGGTGCTTGTTGTTCAGGTTCCATTGCTTGCTGTTGGGCTTCAGCGGATCCATCTTCCATCATCTCACGGTCCATGTTTTCAATATCATCATCGGTCTGCTTGAGGATGTTCTTGCGAACCCACTGAACTGAGTAATAGCGACCAATGTATGGATCGAGCTGGCCAAGAAGAGCAATACGGTTCTGAAGGATTTCTGCTTCTTTAAATTCTTCGAAGTGGTTGTCGATCGAGAAGTCAAATGTGATGAGGTTCTGGAGTTCATTCCAGTCCTGCTCATTGACAATTCCCTTAAGGATCAGCTGCTTCTCGAGCGATCTATAGAATATCTGAGAGAAGCGACGACGGAGACGTCCAACAAACTTTGTGAACTTGACTTCGTCACGAGAGATTTCAGCAGCACGTCCAATGTTGAATCCTGCACTGCCTGGTTCCAGTCTTGAGATAGGAACGTTGAGAGCCTGGAATAGCTTACGCTGGAAGTACTGAACGTCAGCTAGTTCGCCAAGATTCTGGCCAGCTGGCAGCGTTGTGATTTCAGTACCACGGTTGCCTTCACGACGAGGAAGCCAATAGTCTTCCAACATTGTCATATACTTGCGATCGTCTCTAACCTCACCGGTAGCGGCATCATAGACAAGACGATTCTTGTGACGAACCATCATATCGCGGAGATACTGCTCAGCCTTTGCCTTTGGAAGGTTGCCAACGTCGATGTAGAAGATTCGACGTTCTGGGGCTCGGGAGATACGATAGATGACAGTTGCATCTTCGAGAGTGCGGAGCTGATTGAGAGGCTTGATTGCCTTCTGGAGATAGGAATAAACCATCTGGTTGTTCTTATCCATAAGACCAGATGTTGTGTGGAGAATTGAGTCTATCGAGATGCGAAGTCCACCAACAGTCGAGTTATCGACTGGCATGCCTGCATTACCACCTGCTGGAAGGAATCCCTTCTCGTTATAGACGTAGTATTCTTTTGCTGTAGTAGCTACAGTAACAGGACCCTTACGTTCCTTCTTGACTTCACGGACCTTACGGATCTTTCGTGGGTCTAGGTAGCGAAGTTCTTTAATTCCTTCACGTGGTGACTTTTCGTCAACGATGATATGGTAGTACATTCTACCATCAACATACCAGCGCTTAAAGATTTCGTATGCTTCTGTCTGGAAGTTTAGTAACTGAAGGACAACATCAAACTCTTGACGAATTCTATCTTTAATGTTGTCCGAGAACTCAAGCCTGTCTAGGTTAATTGTGACGATCTCTTGTGCTTCTGTGTCAACAGCTTCATTGACGATATCGTCAACAGCCATTTCAATTTCAGGTGCTTGTGAGATTTCTCTATATTTGGAGACGAGCTCAGCTTCTGTGCGAGCTGTACCATCTAGGTCGATATAGGTGCCATACGCACCCCCTGCCGCAACAACGATAGCCCCATCGTCTTTTACTTCGGGAGCAAAGGACTCTAGGGGCTCTTCTTGCTTTCTTTTGATTTCAAAGCCAAAAAGTTGTACCATATTTTAATTCCTTAAGAGTAGAGGGCTACTCTATTTATAGTAGCCCTCTTCCCTTGTCTTAGTTCACTTATTCAACGAAGGTTGAACCTTCGTCTGACAACGTGCCAGTTACACCACCGACAACCTCGAAGCTGTCGTACTGGAACTGGACCTGGAACTCTTCGATAGTATCAGTGTTGTTCCAATCAAGGTCGATCTGACCAATAACATCTGGATAGATGCCATTGAATCGATAGACACGAAGGACCTGACCAGTCTTGCTGTACTGAGTTACTTCTGCTGTTGACTTGTAGAATGATGGAGCACCTGTACCGGCAGTACCACCAGCAACAACGTTGAGGTTGCCCTCATATGTGTTGATTGAGTAGTTCCACTGTTCCATAGCATGGCGGATGAGGAAGTCCTCATCGTTCATGACTGTTACACCCCAAGGATCGAATGTTCTATCACCAGCAATCTTGTACTTACGACCAAAGTAGGGGACCTGAATGGTCCCCAGATTTGACGCTGGAAGTGTTGTTGCTCTTACAAGGAACGGAACCTTGATGTCTGCAACTGGGTTAACCTTGTTGGTAATCTTGACCTGGAAGAGTGTAGGTCTAGCACCACCGAAGGTTAACTGACTCTTGATGTCGTTAATATTGAATGCCATCTGTCATTACCTCCTTAGAACTTACCTACAATTTCATCAAAGCTTACGCCCGTGCGGACAGCAACGAAGTTAAGCTGGATGAAATTAATTGAACGAGCTGGCTTGATATAGATATCGCCCCAGAATTCATTGCGGTCAATTCTTTCAGGTGTGTTGTTTGTAGCATCACAAACCACTCTGAAGTCATAGATACCACGACGTCCCTTGATGTCTCTCAGGTATGGCTCAACAAGATTACGGAACTGTGCTCTTGTAAACTCATCATTCAATTCGAACAGAGTTGACTTAGCTGCAGTTGCGATTGCCTTTTCAAGAACAATGAACAGACGACGAACGTTGATTCGATCGAATGCTGATGGCTTGCTAAGAGCTGTCTTGTCGCCATAAAGAACAGTACCCTGACCAGGGAATGTTACGACTGGGTTGACACCTGTCTTGTAGAGAAGATCGCGGTTACCCTTGTCTGGGTTGAATGCGAGCTTAACAAGGTTCTTGATCTGGCCACGATTGAAGCCAGCAGGTGAGAACCAAGGATCACGGACATCGTCTGTACGAACAACTGTACCAGCAACGTCACCATTGAGTGGAACCCAGCGATATGTGTCGTTGTACTTGTCATACTGATACTTGTAGCCAGAGTCCATGAACGCATACGAAGAATCACGGAGATCCTGCTTAAATCCATAAACAGCAAGGCCTTCACCACCTGGGTTGTTGATGACATCGTCTCTGTCTGGAGAAACAAATACAACACAATCCTTGCGGTATTCAGCAATGTTGTCGATAATGTAGTTAGCTAGACCTTCACCCGAAAGACCAAAACGGCTCTTACCTGTTAGGATTAGAGATACGTCAATGTCTTCTGTGCTCTTGAACTTATCATAAGCGAGAGCAAGGTTGCCAAGTGTAGCTGTTGTTTCAGTTACACCATCAGCACCACCCGAGAGCGATAGATTCATTGGTAGTGTGTTAATGCCAGAAATCGTAGATGCTGTCGTGATGTTGTACCCTGCACGGTGGTTTGCCCACCAGATGTACTGGGATCCCTGATTGACAAATTCCTTATAGTATAGTGTTCCACCCTGCTCTGACTTTGCATCAGTAGCGCGTGATAGACCTTGCCACACTTCAAGAAGCTGTCCACGAGTACCAGTGAAAAGACCATCTTCATCGACAACAACGATGTGAAGTTCATCATCAGCACCACCAGCTGCCTGAACAAAGTCAGATGTACCTGGAGGGGCTGCAACGTTGTTGAAGTATTCCCAATAACGAGTGACTGATGTAGGAGCAACGTTCTGCGATAGTGCAAGTGGAGTTGCAACACCAATCTGAACAGTGGCTGTTAATGCAGTGTTTTGTACTGGGCCTGTCTTAGAAGTAACCTTGAGATACTGGGTACCAACAGTTGTGTTACCGATAGCAATATAGTCACCAACCTGTAGGCTTGAGTAGATTGTATTTGCAATTGTGACAGCATTTGTATTTGATGTCGCGCTAACTGCATTGATCGTGACAGTATTGCTATTTACTGTTGCGTAGAATGTAGCAACTGTATCAGAATTACCAGTTAGAGTTGATGAG